GATTTAAATACTGCAAGACGAGGTATTGGTGGAACAGGTTCAAGTAATACTTCTGCTTTAGCAGCTGGAGGAGGCACACCAGGTGCAACAGACGCAACAGAAGAATGGAGTTCTACTGGTGGAACTGTTACATTTACCGACTCATAAGACTTGTAATATATTTTAGATAGTATATATCTATTAAAAACATAAAGGATAAAGACATGACAAAAAAAGACGTTAAAGATATTATACAAAAAGAAGAAACTCATTTAAATAATTTATTAGAACCACAAGATCTAAACGATTTTAAAGGTATGGTAGACGAACTAAGAGATACCTGGACCAAGAAACAAATGTTTAGAACAGAAACTGAAGCAAGATTTTCTGTATTACAAGACAATAGATATCCTACTAAAGCTGCAAAATACTGGCAGTGTGGTAGAGAACAATCATCTTACTTAGATAACTTAATGACTTTATCATTTGATTATAGAAGAAACGAAGCAAAGATAACTTGGTTAGAAAAGAAAATCGATAAAGAAGAAGATGAATATAAAAGAACTAAATATGAAATAGACCTAGATGAATGTAGATTTGCAAAAGCTTCTATGGAGAAAACTGCTAAACACAGAATGAGAGAAATTAAGATGTGGTCTAAATTAAAAAAAGAATTTAATGATGGATCGTTTAATGACAAAGATGTCAACGTTCACCAATTAGAATCTTATGGGCTACAATATTTTGAGAAATCAAAAACTTTAAATGAACACTCTGATCAAAATGAAGTATTTAATGTAATGGGTCAATTACAATCATTACAAAGAATTAAAAAATCAGGTGAATTAGAAAGCAGTTACAAAGAGAAAGAACAGATAACTCAACATGGTAAACCAAAACCGTAAGTTATTTTTTTTAGTAGCACAACCTAGATCTGGTAATACTTTGTTTGCAAGTATTATGAATCAAAATAAAGACATAGCAGCTACTGCTAACTCTTTGACATTAGAGATAATGAAAGATTTATTTTTACTTAAAAAAACAGATGTGTTTAATAATTATCCTGATCACAAATCATTAGATAATGTACTAGATAATGTATTTAATAATTACTACCAGCATTGGCCGCAACGTATAATCATTGACCGTGGACCTGTGATGACAACAGGTAATTTTCAATTAATGCAAAAACATTTTAAACATGGTTTTAAATGTATAGTAATACTTAGAGATTTAATGGATGTATTAGCTAGTTACATGCAATGGTATACAAAAAATCCTGATGCATTTCCTAATAGATACGGTCATAATACAGATGAAGAAAAACTAATGATGATTATGAATAGTAAAGGTGCTGTTGCAAAAGACCTAGAAGCTATAAAAAATAGTTTTAACTATCCTGATATTTGTCATTATGTAAAGTATGATGACATAGTTGCAAACCCAGAACAAGAGTTTAGAAAAATATATCAATTTTTAGATGAACCTTATTTTAATCACAGGTTTAATGATTTAGATCAAGTAAGTGTTAATGGTTTATCTTACGATGATAAAATAGTTGGTAACAACATGCATAAACTATTTGATGGATCTGTTAGAAAAGTATATAACCCCTACATAGAAAAGATTCCAAAAAGTATAAAAGAAAGATATGGACACATTAAATTTTAAACCAACGTTTTTAGGTCAATGTATTATTAAATACCAAGTGCCTTTAGATATATTTACAAGTATCAATCAAATTTATGAGCAAAATTATAATAGTCTCGCACCTGCTAACGGACAATTAGTCGGTAAGATAGAGAAAGAACATTCTTTATTTTATCATGGTGAAGATCAAACAAAGATGAAGAACCATAACTTTCTACCTAAAAATATAACAGATTATTTTATGCAAGTGTTTAATCACTATTTAAATTTCAATGCTATACGAGATTATAAAACTCATTTAAATTCTATATGGGTTAATGAAATGAAACAGCATGAATATAATCCAGCTCACATTCATAGAGGAATGTTATTTACAGGTCTATCTAGTGTAATGATTTTAAAACTACCTTCTACTTATGGTAAAGAATATTCTGCAGGACACATTCAACAAAACGGTAGACTGCAAATATTAGGTGCAGCTAACGGTCAGTTTGCTAAAATAGATTATCAACCCCCAATGGACCTTAGAGATTTCTATATCTTTCCATATGATATGAGACACTGTGTATATCCATTTAATGGAACCGATGAGACAAGACGAACTCTTGCTGCAAACTGTGATGTAGATTTTGATCCTGTTAGAAATAGAGGAGCTAATTAGTGGATAAACAATATTATATAGATAACCACATAGGGTTATTTAAAAACTTTATGCCAGATCAATTAATAGATGATTATACAAATTATTTTAATAAGTGTGAACAACAAGGTGCAGTATATCCAAGACGTGAGGATGAGATGTTAGTATCAGATAATGCAATTGATACTATAAGAGACACTAATGTTGCAATGACTTATAACAACAAACCTTTTATAGATATGTTTTTTAAAGAAGTATATCCTCTATACGTTCAAAAATATTCTTATCTTAAAAAACTTGCAACACACAACATACTGGAAGTTAAAATACAAAAGACTAAAGTTGGAGAAGGGTATCATTTTTGGCATTGTGAGAATGCAGAGATGAAAGCTAGAAATAGAATACTAGCTTTTATGGTATATCTTAATGATGTGAACGAGGGTGGAGAGACAGAATTTCTATACCAGAAGTGTCGTTTTAAACCTGAAAAAAATACATTACTAGTTTGGCCTTCACAATTTACACACATTCATAGAGGCAACCCACCTCTATCAAATGATAAATATATAATAACAGGATGGGTAGAATACGGATATTAATATGATAACAGAACCACGATGGAAATCTTATATAGTTGAAACAACTTCACCAATATTTACACCTGAACAATGTAAAATGATTATTCAAGCAGGTCGTGCAGAGCCTAGAAATGATGCTGGAGTTGGAAATGAAAAAGGTACTAAAGGAGGACATGTAGATACTAATACTAGAACATCACATATTAGTTGGATACCTTTTTCTAAAATGAAGGATATGTACAAAGATATAGATAAGATAATGCAAGCTACTAATCGCAATCATTTTGGTTTTGATGGAATGACAATAAATGAAATGGCACAGTATACTGAATATCCAGAAGGAGGGTTTTATGAATGGCATGTAGATAATGATGTTAACATGCAATACGAACCTCCTGTTAGAAAAATATCAATGACATTATTACTTTCACCTGAATCAGAGTTTGAAGGTGGAGATTTAGAACTAATGGCTGAAGGTAAAGTTGCTAAAATAAAACAAGGACACGCAGTATTCTTTGCATCATTTATAAGACACAGAGTAAAACCTGTAACCCGTGGTAGAAGACAATCACTTGTTATGTGGTTTGGAGGAACCCCTTTTAAGTAATGTATAGAGATTTATTATTTCCAACACCTATCTATATTGCAGATATAGAACACCCAACTTTAAACCAAGAACTTGAAAGAGATATTGTAGCTTGGTCTAAACAAGATAAAGGGGTGGTAAGAACCAATGTTCAAGGTTGGCATTCAACAACTAACATGCATGAATTACCTGAGTATGCAAAACTTGTTGATATGTTATATTCTGCACAAAGAACTATTTACGATCAAGAACATTTAAGATCAGAACCTTTTTTAGGTAATATGTGGGCTAACATTAATCCACCAGGGGGAATGAACAGAGCACATCAACATCCTAATTCATTATGGTCTGGTGTTTATTATATTAAAGCACCTAAAAACTGTGGTTATTTAAAAATAGATGATCCAAGGTCGTCAGCTGCTATGTCCAGACCACAACAAAAAGAAGGAAAGTTACCTAATAGATTGTGGAGAGAAACACATTATGAACCAAAAGCAGGACGCTTAATTATGTTTCCATCTTGGTTAATGCATTGTGTTGATCCTAATGAATCTAATGATATAAGAATATCTGTGTCGTTTAATTTTTTACAGAAAGGGATGATGGTATGACATTTCAACAACAAAAATATCAAGTAATTAAAAACGCTTTACCCTATGAACTAGCTAATTTTATTTTAAATTATTTCTTACTTAAAAGAGATGCTGTTAAGTTCATGTATCAAAACAACATACATTCACAGTCCCCGATCCTCGGAACATGGACCGATCAACAAATACCAAATACATTTTCTTGTTATGGTGATTTTGTAATGGATACTTTACTGGTTAAAATGTTGCCTGTAATGAAACAACACACAGGACTAGATTTGATACCAACTTATTCTTATGCAAGAGCATATAAAAAAGGCGATGAACTTAGAAGACATAAAGATAGGCCAAGTTGTGAGATATCTTGTACTTTAAATTTAGGTGGAGATCCTTGGCCTATATTTATAGATGGAACGGGTTCTGATAATGTTATAGATGAGTATAAAAAAATCATTAAACCAAACGCTCCAGCGGGCACAAAGGTATTGCTTGAAGTAGGGGATATGTTAGTATATAGTGGCTGTGAACTCGAACATTGGCGAGAGCCTTTTGACGGGAACATTTGCGGTCAGGTATTTTTACATTATAACCATGTAAACGGCCCATTTGCTGATAAAAATAGATTTGATGGAAGAGCTATGTTAGGTCTACCATCATTTGCAAAATAGTATTATAATGGAGCCATATGCTACAAAAGATAGGTTTTCAACCAGGATTCAATAAACAGATTACAGAAACCACAGCCGAAGGACAATGGGTTGATGGAGATAATGTAAGGTTTAGATACGGCACCCCTGAGAAGATAGGTGGTTGGGCACAGTTAGGTGAGTCTAAATTAACTGGAGCTGCAAGAGCTTTACATCATTTAGTTAACAAGTCTGGTAACAAATTTGCAATCATAGGCACAAACAGAATTTTATATGCTTACACAGGTGGTGTATTCTATGACATTCACCCAATAAAAACTACAACTACATTAACCAATGCATTTAGTACAACGAATGGTTCAGTAACGGTCACTTTAACATTCAGCACGGACCACGGAGTACAGGAAAATGACATTATTCTTTTAGATAATTTTACAACAATTACAGGATCTGATTATACAGCTGCAGATTTTGATGATAAAAAATTTATGGTAACATCAGTTCCCACATCTACAACATTAACTATTACAATGCCATCAGCTGAAACAGGAGCAGGTGCAACTTTATCAGGTGGTATTAGAGTAAGGCATTATTATCCAGTAGGACCTGCAGAACAATTACCTGGCTTTGGTTGGGGATTAGCTGCATATGGTGGAACAGTAACAGGTGAAGCAACTACAACTTTAAATGGTGGTATTAATGCTGTGACTACAACTATTGTATTAACAGATGCAT